ATGGAAGAATTGATTTTCGAAAGACTAGAAGAAGGTATCGACGCACTCTTCGTGGAAGCAATGGATGAATTCCAGAAGGTGAGAGACGAGATTCACCTCGACAAGGAGAAAGCAGAGCAGCTTGAAATCAAAGAGTTCGACTGTGAGGAGGCGATTCGCGCACTGAAAAATCTTCATCACTCGGGAAGATGGGGAAAAGAACAACACAGAGTGGTCTTCTACAACAGTAAAATAGAAGAAAATAGCTGGTTTATCCAGAAGCTGCTCGTGTCGAATACACCGCAGTCGTTGAAAGACGGCGAGATCCGACGCTATGCAGAGCTCCAAACCCAACGAACCGATGCTTTGATTGAGAAGATCAGAGTGATCGATAGTTTTCGAGAGGTGAATCTCCGAATCTTTCTTCAATCGGCATTCAACCGACGCGTAGCTATCCCCGTGCTGCTTCATCTCCGCATCGCTGTCCAAAGAAAGGATTACGATGTCGCAGAGTACTACCTCCGTCTCGCAGCTCCCGGTTTGGCCTTCTTCGAACACCTCTTCGCCGACAAAGAAACGGAATGAACCGCTAAGAAGTGATCACGTCGCAAGACACACCTCAGCACAAACCCACACACCAGAATGAAAAGTTCGTTTTACACCCCCGCCCGCTGGGCTTTCGCTCTGCTCGTGGCGATTTCGATATTCGGAGGCGGTTTTCTCCTCTTCTGCTACGTGCCCGGTAGCTTTTGGGCTTCGGTTCTCCTGAAACTCACGGGCGTTTTCGGCCTTTATCTGGGGTTTTTCCTCGGAAAAGGCGGAGTAAAATACGGAATGTTCCCCACTGCGGTGCTGCGCCTCTTGGCCTTCCTGAAGTGCAACGTGAACACCGACGACGAATAAGACACCAGACACACGGCGCGCCGCCCATCATTTCATTGTTGGGTAATGGGTAGTTCCACCGGGCGGCGCGCCCCTTTACACCTAAAACAATAAGACGTTATGGCTACATACAAAATTACCACACAGGTAGATATCGAAGATGTACTCTACAGCGTACCCGCCTGGGACGAAGCGGACGTTCTCCTTGAGGCTCTCGAGAGTTTTGACATCGAGAACATAGGCGTCGCTTTGGGCGAGTTCTTCGGATCACAAAAAGGACGAGCGGCGAGAGTACTCGGCTACGTGGGCTACTTTAACGAAGAGGACTTCCTGCTTCAGACTCTTGAGAGATTTGACATCAATAACGTAAACGCCGTTTTGCGCAGGTTCTTCGGATCACAAGGAAGAGAGAAGCTCCCCGATTTCGTAGACGCTGAAAAGTTATGAGTGCAGACAATCGACAACCCGTATTTCCGATTCCAATGAAAGAGCTCCACCGGTCATACCGATTTAATGAGGGTTCCGACACCTGGGATTTCAATGTGGCCAGTCGTAAGTTTTCCGAATGTCTTCCGACAGTGCATAACATAGAGTGCGAGTACGAAAAAATAGAAGCCTACGAACATAGCGCGATTCCAGAGCGCAGAGATTTGTCTACGCTTGTTGTATGGGCTTTGTCGGCGGAATATTATTCCGCGTATGGGAACGTGGTGGAACGCTTCGTAGCTATAGTGGATTACCTCTGCTATGTAGCGGAGATTTACGAAAATAACGGGCGCGCCGCTCTCGTTACTATAGACCCTAAGCCTTACAAAATTATCGAGAATGAGCTGATAGTCCCTATTAGGACGCGCAGCACTACTGTTCGTTGATTGTTTTACAAATAGGCGTTCGTTTGGTACGACAGGCGGCGCGCCCCTTTTTCTAACCTCAAAACATAAGAATAAAATGACAACATTAGATCTCTTCGCAACGATCGAAATCGCCGACATCGTCAACAGCGTGGAAGAGAACAAAGAAATCGACTTCCTCGGGGAGCTGCTCGGCGCTTTTGACGACGCGAACGTGGAGGAAGCCTTTCGAATCTACATAGACAAACAGATAGCGAGAGGGAAGGACATCCCGGCGTATGTGAATCCCTCGAAGCTATAACCCACAGCGCGCCGCCGATGCTTCACGTTGTGAAGGGTTGGGAGGGGCCATTCGGCGGTGCGCACACAGACAACCTCCATTCTCTTATTTTGTATCTCACCCCGCGCCACGTCGCGACGACGTTGCAAGGGGAAACGGCGAGCCAAGGAAGAGGGCATCATCAATTTAGTGCAAGGACGTTCCTTCGCCGCGGGGTTCGACTCCCCGCCTCGCCACAACAATCTATGGTTTACGATTCTTGTTCATTAGATCCGGTTGCCTCCTGCTCGTGAGAGTCGGAACAGCCACGACCACGGAGGGTGCGCAGCGCTGCATCTTCGTCGGAAAGGGGAAGGAGGTTTATGTCCTCATCTGCGTAATAGGTTCCTCCCCTCGGCGGTTCGACTCCGCCCGTGGTCACTATAATTTCAACGTATGAAAGGAAAAGAAGAAAGAGCCCGCATCACGGCGTATCTCCGTGAACCGACCGATCTGCGACGCGTGGAAAAGGTCAGCCGCCAGATGATACGCGACATCAAGACGGGCGAAAAAGTGAGATTCATTCTCCCCGACATTCGCGCAGTGGAAAGCACTCGCGCCGCGATTACATTTATGACTCGCTACCAAAACGAGCGCCTCGTTTACCAAACAGACGGCGTGAACCGCTGGGTGACCATCGCCCGCCCCGACGAGTCGTTCGACAAACAAGTCCCCTAACACACACAACAATGGAACAAGCGATCATCATTTCAGCCGCTGATCTGCAAGCGCTCATCAAGAACGCCGTGAATGAAGCCCTCGAGCAGCACGAACAGCGCAAGGCCGCCGAATCCTCGGAGAAGGTCTTCGGGCTACAAGGTATCGCAGATTTGTTCGGGTGCTCCATCGTAACGGCTCTCAAATACAAGAATACATTTCTCGCCCCCGCCGTTCGGCAGATCGGCCGAAAGATTGTCACCGACACCGCCAAGGCGCAGCAGCTTTTTGCCCAACACGCCGAGAAGGAAACCCGAGAACTCAGAAGCATTGTATGATCTACCCACTAATCGACACCAAGGGGAGATATCTCACCCACGCTCTGATCGTGAAACCGGCACCGCGTTTCGAGGAGCGAAAAGAATTCATCTTCAAATTCTCCCGCAACCCGCACGTCTGGTTTATCCGTTCTCACATTCGGAAAGCCAACGGAACGGCACGACTCTACTTCCGAGTTGAGAAGTCCCCCGAGGGCACAGAGATGCTCCGCAAGATACTCCGAGAAGCACGCGCCGCGTTCGCCCGCGCTATCGTCGAGCTGCTGCCCATCGCCCCGGGCGCTCTTCACGAATACGAACTCTAATCACCCCGCACCGCTATGTATTTCAAATATGATAACGATTCCCTCGTAAAGAGTAGCATCCACGACGGCTCCTCCGACGAACTTTCCCGCATCATCGAGATGCTCGAAGACGACATTTACGACGTGCTGCACACAAGCCCCGAGGAACTCGACGACGAGCGATTCCGGCTCTGGGGCGAGACGGAAGACGAAGAAGAAGCCATCGAAGAAGGGACGCTCCTTGCCGGCCATGAAGAGGCGATGAAGCTGTATCGCTATTTGGTCGATCTGCACAAACGCGCCAAACAAGCGCTGGTCGAGCGCGAAGCCTCGGAGGAATACGACCGACAGATTCGCGCCGAGCAAGTGAACGACTACTCCGATCGCTGTTGCCCCCAACCCCGCTACACCCTATACCGATGACCGACGGCGAATTTTCCGCCCTGCTTGCCCACCGCGCAGACTTCAACGCCCTCTTGTTCCGCATCGCACTCCGCGAACGCAAAAGCCCCGAAGAGGTGATGCGAGAGTTTGAAGCCCTGCGACACCGAGAACTAAAAACCATCACACATCCAAAATAAAAACACTATGTCACTCATCAAAAATCCCTCCGAAATCACCGCCCCCGCCACCTGCAAACTCTTGCTTTACGGCAAGGCCGGCACGGGCAAAACCACCCTCGCGCTCTCCGCTCCCGCTCCTCTGCTGCTCGACTTCGACGGCGGCGTGCAACGCGTCAACAGCGCGCACCAAACGGACACGGTGCAAGTCTCCGATTGGAACGACGTGAAAACGCTGCTCCAATCGCCCGCCGAACTCGCCCCCTATCGTACCATCGTCGTGGACACCGTCGGGAAAATGATGGACTTCATCATTCGCCACGTCTGCGGAACGCAGCAGCCCCGCATTCAACAATGGGGACGAATCAACGGGGAGTTCAGATGGTTCACGGCGGCACTTGCCGGTCTGGGCAAGCATTTGGTTTTCGTCGCCCACCAAGACACCCGAAAGGAAGGCGAAGACACGATCTACATCCCCGCCCTGCGCGAAAAGAACTACAACGACATCGTAACCGACCTCGATCTTATGGGCTTTGTCGAGATGCGCAGTGAACGCGGCGTCCCGGTTCGCACCGTAACGTTCGACCCCACGTCGCGCAACGACGGGAAGAACACGTGCAATCTCCCCTCGAAGCTGGATCTCCCCGTCGTGCTCAACGCCGCGGGCGAAGTGATTGCCGAAAACGATTTCGCCGAACGTAACATCATCGGCGCGTTTCTCGCCCGCCGCAAGGCCGACGTGGAGAAAGCAAAGGAATACACCGAAGCCCTCGCTGCGCTGAAAGAAGACGTGGCACTGCTCACCGACGCCGCTTCGGCCAACGATTTTGTAGGGCGCATCGACAACTACAAGAAGCACGGCGGCTCGCTGTTCTTCAAAGCCAAGGAGTTGTTCCGTGCGAAAGTGCGCGATTTGAAACTCAACTACGACAAGGAGAGCAAGACCTACACCGACGCAACCGCATAAGCAGACATTGCGTTTTTGATGGGAGGGGGCGGCCGATCGCCCGCCGAAAGACCGCCCCCGTTTCCCCAAAATAAGTCCACTATGATCAAGTATAAAATATATCCCACGCTCCTCGATGCGTTCCGCCGCTACCGACACGCCTACGAACTCTGGGAGGACTACTACGGATTTAGCGAAGACCCGAAGCACACGGCCGAGGAGTTCGAACAAAAATGCCTCGAAGAATTGCTCGACAAGATCAATCGCAAGCCGCTCGAAGACACCACCGCCGCCGATCGCGGCACGTGTTTCAACGAGATCATCGACAGCATCGTGACCGGCCGCCCCTCCGAACGCGTCAACGTCGCGCGTGTAGAGGTGGAAACCTCCGCCGGCACCGTTCTTTTCCTCGATGCCCGAATGAAGGACACCGCGGGCATAACCTATCGCTTTCCCGCTGATTTTTGCCGTCGCATCGCCGCCCCCTACCGTTCGACAGAGAGCACACCGCAGCAGTTTCTCGAAGGCGTGGCATCTCTCCCCGAGGGCGACGTTCTGCTCTACGGTTTCGCCGACTACATCACCCCGACGGGCATCTCTGATTTGAAGGTGACAAAGAAATTCACCGTCGGGAAGTTTCGGCACAACTGGCAGCACATCGTTTATCCCTATCTCGCGGCGAAAATGGGCGTGCCGCTCACTCGATTCACTTACGACGTGGTGCTCGCCGTGCCCGCCAAACGAAACGACGAGCACGCCCCCGAATGCTACACCACGCTTGAACGCTATACCGACGTGTACAATTTCGACCCGATCGAAGACGCGCGCCGCCTCGAGCTTGAACTTTCGGAGTTCATCGCCTTTCTCGAAGCACACCGCGCACAGATCACCGACAAAAAGATTTTTGCAGAAGACTAACAGCAATACAAGATGGATCTATTGGGAATACTCTACGAAATCGACCCGGTCGAGACCCGCAATTTCAACGGCGCCGACGGACAACCCCGCGAGTATCGGTTTTGCGAAGCGGTGATCGATTGTTCGGCATACAACAAGATGACCGGCGAACGCTATGAAAATCTCGTTCCCGTCGTTTTCAGCGGCAAATCGCTCGACCAGCTTGCGAACATCGCCCCCGGCTCTCGTGTCAAAGTGTCGTGTCATCCCAAAGGCGGGAGCTTCACCCCGCCCGACGGAGGACAAGCCCGCCGATACGTCAAAATCCGCGCCTTCGGCATTGAGCTTTTCGCCGCTCCTCCGCAGGCACCGAGCACGCCCGCGCCACCGCTACCGTCCGCACAGCGACAAACGCCACCGCCCGCGCCGCCGGCACCGCAACCCGCCGCAGATTCCGACGATCTCCCGTTCTAACAACTCCTCGGAATGAAACACACGGCAATTCTTTCGGCTTTGGCCGAACCGACAGCGGGGAGGCTGCGCTACGACATTGCGCCCTCGGTGCTTAATGCGCTGATTCACTACCTGCGCGAGGCGGCAGTGTTCTACGAAGCACATTCGCCGGCACGAAACGATCTCAACCGCGCGCGAATACTCCGCAACCTTGCGCGAAAACTCTCCGCCAAACGAGAAAAGACTCCCGCTTTTTCAACGAAAACCCGCGACCCATGTTCAGATACACCCTCGAATTAACTCAATACAACCGGCGCGACGAACAAAATTTTGTTCCGCTGCGGCACTTTCTCGAAACATCGCCCGTCGGAGAATACGTTTGCACGGTGCAACGGAAGCAGCGCCGAAGGACTACACCACAAAACAAATATCTCTGGGGCGTTGTTTACCCGATGCTTTTAACGGGCTTGCAGCAGGCGGGATGGGAGTTCACGAACTGCGAACAAGTTCATCAATTTTTCAAACAGCACGTGGCCGGCGAACACATCATCAACTACAAAACGGGCGAAGTCGTGACACTCCCTAACTCGACGGCCGCGATGACGACGCAAGAATTTGAAACCTATATCGACCGTCTGCGCAACTACGCCGACCAATATCTCAACATCGAAATCCCCGAACCTAACAACAACGAAAATGAAATACTACGAATGTAAGACCCGCGTCGAAATGGTCAGTGATTTAGACGTTAAGACCACAAAGCGTTTTTCATATCTAGTGCTGGCTGACAGCTGCACCCGCGCCGAAGAACTGGTGATGGCCGAATACGAGCACAGCAACGCACTGGCGAAAGTGACAGACGTTGTCGGCCGAAAGTTTGATGCAGTGATAATCAGCGCGGTCGAAGCGTCTGAATTGAAGTTCTACAAGATCGTCTACATGATCACCTCTCTGAATAGCGTAGGACTCGAAATCGACAAGAAGGAAGCCGCGCTCGTGGCCGCCGAAATACTGACCGATGCAGTGGCCTTGCTCTTCGACAAGTTCGACAAGTCGATGCACAAGCCCGAACTCCTTTCGGTTGTTGAAACTCCGATCGTCGAGTTCATCAAAGACACGAACGAAGAAACGCCCGACGCTTAATGCAAGACGCTGAACACCGACTCCAATGCGCCTGCGTCCGTTGGTTCAGATACCAATACCCGGAACTCTCCTCGCTCCTCTTTGCCGTCCCGAACGGCGGACGAAGAGACCCAGTGACGGGTGCTCGACTGAAAGCCGAGGGCGTGGTCGCAGGAGTTTCGGATCTCATTCTTTTTCTCCCCTCCGACAAGCACCACGCGCTTTGCATTGAGATGAAGACCCCGAAGGGTCGACAAAGTTCCTCGCAGAAGGAATGGCAGCTGCTGGTGGAGCTATACGGATACAGATATGAAGTGGTGAGAGACTTCTTAGAGTTTAAGCAACTCGTCAAGTCTTACATATACGAAGAAGTCTGCAACGATTTCGAAGGCTTCCTACGTCTGATGGATTTAGACGGGCGAAGTAAAGAGATTGTCTCAACGTTTCGAAGAAATCGCGAAGCCTTTGCGCAATTCTTGAAGACGGGCAAACAAAACAAAACCGCACAATGATCACATAACCATGGCACGCCCTACCAAATTGGGGCTGGACTATTTCCCACACGACACGCACACAGATCAAGACACCGCGCTCGCACTTGTCGAAGCCGAATTTGGTCTTGAGGCGTACGCCGTGTATTTCAAACTTCTCGAGTTCATCTACTCGCAAGGGTACGCAATCCCATGGGGTCCCGATGAGTGTCTATTATTCGCAAAGCGTATAGGTGCCTTCGGCGTTTCATCGAAGATTTCAGAGATCATCAAGGGGTTGGTTAGGCGTTCTCTCTTCGATGGGAGGGTTCTTAACTCGTTCCAGATCCTGACGTCGGCAAGCATACAAGTCCGATGGCTAGAGGCCAAGCGCAAGAAGGTAGAGGACATCGACAAGCGTATCCGATTAGTTCCCGACAATCGGACAGCCCCCGAAGTATCTGCGCCAAAAATCGGCGTTAATACATCCGAAAACGGGGTTTTTGCAGCAAAAACCCGGGTTTCTACGGTAAAAACCCCCGTTTCTGCAGAAATAACCCCCCAAAGTAAAGTAAAGGAAAGTAGAGTAGAATATACTTCTTCTCCTAACGTCGAAGAAGTACGTCCGTCTTCCGACGGCGCGCCGCCCGAGGAGGGAGAGAAGAAAAGCGGAAAATCAAAGAAGGGGGATTTAGATCTCGAAGCCTTCGCCCGATTCTTTAACGACACAATGGACGAGCACGGCGCGCAGATACCGCGCATAAGAACCATCACTCGGGACAGCAAGCGAGCCACGATGCTCTTTGCCCGTCTTCGAGAGTACAGCAAGGAAGATCTCGCAGAAGCGGTGAGAAAGGCCGCAAAATCAGATTTTCTCAATGGCGGCGGGGACAAGGCCTTCGTTGCAAGTTTCGATTGGATCTTTGCACCGAAGATGTTCCCCCGAGTGTTGGAGGGGAATTACGACAACCGAGCACCGAAATCATCAAGTTTGACAACCTATGGCACAACCGCAAAATCTGTCGACGATTATAGCGACGAACGACGGGCGCGAAATGAAGAGATCGCCGAACGCTTGCGCAAATCTGCCTTTGGAGATTAAGCGAGCGCGGCAATACTACACGACGGCCTACTCGTCGAAGATTGCGCCCCTTTGCGCTTCGCGCCCCGACCGCTGCTATTTGGGAAGCGCTCCCGCCATTGCGCGGCTCGGGATTGAATGCGGCGACGACTTCGCCGTGTGGTGGATTGCCGACCAAGTGGCGAGCTATTCCACGACGTTGTCCGAAGCCGACCGACTAACGTCCGCCGATATAGACCAACTTTCGCTTGCGATTTACGCGAATTATTCCACGCTGAACCTTGCCGAAGTAATGCTATTTTTCTCACGCCTTGCCGCCGGCATCTATGGGCAAGTCGCTTTCGGGCGAGTACGTCCCGAAAATATCACGGCAAAAATCCCGCTCTTTATGGCTGCACGCCGCCGCGAGATTGAGCGATACGAAAAGGAACGCGAACGAATGGAGCGCGCCGCGGAAGAGGAACACCGCCGCAAATATGCCGTCAGCCGCGAAGTTTACAAACAAATGCTTGCGACGCTAGCGGCCGAACGCTTCGGGGGCGATGAGGACAAAGCGCGGGAATATATCGTTACACACCCCGAAGAGTTTCAACTTAAAAACAGAAACCAATGAAAGAAGAAATGAATCTCGAAGACGTGATGAATTTATATCACCTTCGTGTATCAGAAGTGCTTTACTTAATCGAGGAGCAGGGGCTGCCTGTAGAACCACGATTGCCCGGCGAAGAGTTCCGATTTTCCAGAGAGAAGTTGAACAAATGGCATCTGCATTTGCCCTTTAATCTCGGAGACATGTTCAGTGGCGCCAATGGGCGGCGTTTGACGTTTGACGAGGTTTTGAATGAGTATGCTATCTCAAAAAAAGAACTAATCCATGCGATAAAGTTCGGTCGTATTCCATATTCGCACAGTCTCCCCTGCACGTACTTGTTTGATAGAACGAACGTCGAAGATTTCCTAATGCAAAATGATGACTTGGACGGCAAACTAATAAATCTAACTACATCAAGATGGAAGTATTAGCCGAAAAGGAAGAGCAGGAGCGCGCCATGCGTGCACAGATTCGCGCTCTTTGTTTCCAAGTGAAAGAACTCGCAAAGACCATCAACGAAACATTGGCCGCCTCGCGTTTTGCCGGCGATGAAGACGCCGCCCGTGCGTATCTTGCGGCGCATCCTCGCGAATTTGACGCACACTGCGCTTTTCAAGGCGCACACGAATAAGTTATCAAAGCAAGCAACAAACGCTGTCAGCGGCGAAATAAATAAGCAATGCGCTGTTTTCAGCGCGATAATCTCCAACAAAAAGCATGACACACAAAAAGAAAAACCAGAACACGGCACAGACGCCCCCGAAAAACACCCGGCACCTCACCGCCGAACGCTTGCACGACCTCGCCCGCAAGTGGAAACGAGCCCAAAGCGCCGAGCGCGCCGTGGCACTCTTCACCTATTCGCCCGAACACGGCGTGCAGACTGCCGTATTTGGTTGCGATGAGCATCTCACCGAAATTGTAGCGAGCGGCGTGCGCTTGCGCCTCGCCCCTCAACTCCGCGCCACAGAACCCGATGCGCACATTTCCCTCACTTGGGAAGACACGGCGGCGCAGAAGCCCGCGAACTTCTGGCAACGCATCCGCGCTTGGTTCTTTCCGTTCAACATCAAGTAGTCTTCAATAGAAATGAGAGATATTTTGTTTAGAGGTCGTGACTACCACGGGAATTGGCGCTATGGCAATTTATGCCATTACAAAGAAGAGAGTCCTGTTCCCGAGACGACGGAGTGCTATGAACAATACACTATTAACACATGTAGCGAGGAGATCGAGATTATCTCCGAAACCATAGGACAGCTCATTTGGAAATCGAGCGATGGTGCTCACGAAGTCTGGGAAGGGGATATAATTGAGTGTCGACTCTTTGGAGTTTACCCCAGCATTTGCATGGCGGTTTGGGATATAAACTCCTTATCCTTTCGTCTTCGTTGGTCTGGACAGGTGCAGTACAGGTCAAAATATTCCTTCGTTGACTTCTTGGGAAACTTGTTTGCTGAAGGAGAAGGTGTAGTTATTGGCAACATCCACGACAATCCTCGTCTTTTTAATGAATACAAGAAGAAGGCCGAAGCCTTCAAAGAGACAGAATCGTAAAAACATCCCTATGCAAGTAATTAAATTCCGCGGCCGCTCCATTGCAGACGGCTCAATCGTTTACGGCGGCGTGTTGCAGTACGCCACCGCCCCCTACACCGTTCAACCCGACACG